TGGAGTATTATCAAGATAACTGGCATAGCCTGCTTTTAGTGCAGCATTCTGTAAACTCTGTAAGAACAATCCCATAGAATAAGGTTCAAAAATATCAAAGGTAAACTTAATTGCGTTAGAGTTTCCGGTTTTTTGATTAGGTGCAATGACCGATGTCATTACAAAATTGTTTACAAAATATTCAGGTGCACCATATTCTGTACCAACACGAGTGCTGTCATATCTACCAGCAGATGCAAAAACTATTCCAGATTGTATCGTTCTTCCAAATTGATCTACGTAGGCATCGCCAGAAAAGGCTGCATCTCCTGATCGATAGGACCTAGGATTATTAAATTGTTTTGGTGTTAGAACAGCCAGTGTCCAAAGTGGTGTAACTGATGCAAAGTTATCTATAGGATTTGCTATTAATTCAGATTTATATGAAGGGGAATATGTTTGACCGCTTGCACTACTTGAATTGATTGCACTATTTCCGTTAGAATTTGTTGCGGTATTAGTATTTCCGGAAGATGGTGCTGTCGATGTTGATCCATCGGCGTTCTGAGAAACTGGTGTCGACGCCGATGCCGGTCTCTCATTAGTTGTAACTGTAGCTGTTCCTTTTTGTACCTTAGAAGCAGGTGCATTTACCTTTGGACTATAGACACTTATTGGCAATTTATACTCCTAAGAATTTAGACAGATTAGATTTTTTAGGTAGATATATTCTAGTCCCTGGTAAAAAATCAAAAATTGGATCTTTAATTACGCTCATATTTCTTTGTGTAAAGACCCACCATAATTTAGAATCGCCGTAGAGATCGAACGCAAGTAAATCTGGTCTATGCTTATACTGATTCTCAATTACATAAAGAAAATCATCTGGCTCCGAGGGCACCGGTCTTATAACAAGAGGCTCAAGATATAAATTATTTTCGTTTGTTAGATACCAAGGGCTGTTGCTGCCATAGATTGCCATATTAAATTAATCCTATTTCTTTTCCGGCTGCAAAGTTTTGTAGATTAAACTTTCTTAATCTTTCTCTGTTATACACAGGACTTACTGTGATATTAATTGTCGACAGTACCGGAACCCATGTTGATTGATCATTTTTTCTAACTTCAATATAGTTAACATCATCTTTAAGTTCCATACTAAAAGATTTGATTACAACAGGAATTCGATTTAATATCATTGGTCCAAATCCGGAAAGTGTACATACTACCGGAGGATTTCCTGCAAATGCGCCTTCACCATAGAACATTTTTGTTGCAGATCTTAAAAACATTGTGGCTTCAAGATAATATTCGCCATCTACTGCGGTTTCGCAGGGAAATTCACCGCTGATAGTAATATCGTCTACCTGGCTATTTTTATAAGCCTGGAAAGGAAAATTACTATGCACCGGATCAATAGAACTGTAGTTTGCTTTACTACTAATATTCATTGTTGGAGTAAAAGGAAATACTAAACCTTGTGTTGCAGACAGTCTAGGGAATGTTCCACTGCCAAATAATGTATCAAAATCACAGCTGACTCTTACACGCCAATCGCCTTCTAGTGCAGGAGTTACATTTATTCTAGCAGTTTGACTGAATAATTCTGCACCGCTTGGCAAATTTTTAGCTCTACCTATGCTTAACAAATTATTAAGAACTCCGGCAGCAGCAGAGATAGCACCCGCTGCCTGTAATAGTCCAGATCCAACGCCTCCAGAACTAGCTGCACCTCCAGTTAGCGCATTAATTGCTACGGCAGCATCTGACGCAACGTTAGAAACTGCGCCTGCACCTTGTCCTGCAAGATTAAGGGCCGATCGAACACCTCCAACATACGTTTGGACACTACCATTAGTTCCGCCGGTGGCTGATCTAGTACCGAATGTACCTTCAACATTAGGAGTGCCAGTGCCGCCGGTTGTTCCGTTGTATCCTGAACCTACGCCACCGCTGGCTCTAGCAACCTTGGCATCAAGGTCTGATTTAGCAGAAGATGCGCTGTTAAATCCCAATGCTGATCCAACAAAGCTGGCTGCTTTAGACGCTGCGGCATTGGCATCATTTAAAAATTTAGTTACTGGGTTGACTGAAAGTGACATTTTGGTAATCTTTTCCCTGTTTACTCTATTTATTACTATAAAAATGTGCTATTATTATAAGTAGTAGAGGATTGAAAATAATGACCCAACCACCAAAAATAAAATATCTAACAAATAAAGACTTACTTAAAGAAATACACCTAAGCAAAAATACATATTGTTCGTTCACAGATCCAGAATATGCAGACTATGATATGATAGTTACGGATCTTAGCAAAATTAACATTAGAACAATAGCAGAAGCCAAAAGAAACAAAGCAGCCAAATTATCAAAACAAGCTCATGAAAAGGCACAGTTGTTAGATAAAAAAGCATCTGCAAAAGATCACGAAATTGATTATAAAAAAGTAGCCAAACACGAAGTGGTGTTTAGGGTTATGACATTTGAACATGTACCGCTGGCTCCCGGCCGAAAGAAAACTGTAAAGTCTAGAGCAGACAGTCACGAAAAAGTTAACTTTCCTCCCTTCCAACATTGGAAGTTTGACGAAAACGACAATCTAATTTGCGTAGGTAAAAGTCATTGGAAAGGTGATATACAGCTAGGAGAGTTTTCTAAAGAACATGGTCAGATGACTAATAATCTAGCCCGCATGTTTATCAAGTTGTGTGAACGATATGCTACTAGAGGTAATGTTCGTGGCTACACTTACAACGACGAAATGCGTGGACAAGCTATCCTACAGCTAACACAGATTGGACTACAGTTCGATGAAAGTAAATCTAATAATCCTTTTGCTTATTATACTGCTGCCGTTACTAACTCATTCGTTAGAATCATCAACATCGAAAAACGTAACCAAAACATTAGAGATGACATACTGGAGATGAACGGTATGAACCCAAGTTGGACTCGTCAAAACGCAGGTGGTAGCAGCTATTCTGGTCCTGTTACAGATGGCGGCGACTGGGATTGATCTTTCAATCCCATTAGTATAAAATAAATCTATGAATCTATTCAAAAAAGTTGCCTGTTTTACAGACATACACTTTGGCCTTAAGGGCGGCAGCAGAGTACATAATCAAGACTGTGAAGATTTCGTCACTTGGTTCTGTGAAACTGCCAAAACTAATGGTTGCGAAACCGCTATCTTTCTAGGTGATTGGCACCATAATCGTTCAACTACTGATGTCAGTACAATGAACTATACAGTCAGCAACCTAGAAAGATTAAACAATTCGTTTGAACGTGTGTATCTTATCCTAGGAAATCACGACGAGTATTACAAAGACAAACGTGAGATCCATAGTCTAGAATTTGCACGTCTATTTCCAAACATCGTACCAATTAACAAAATACACACAGATGGTGATGTAACTATCATGCCCTGGTTAGTCGGCGACGAATGGCAAAAAGTTCCCAAGATTAAAAGCCGCTATATGTTTGGACATTTAGAATTACCGCATTTCTATATGAATGCTATGGTACAGATGCCAGATCACGGACAGTTACAGAGTACACACTTTCAAAATCAAGAATATGTGTTTACTGGACATTTCCACAAGCGCCAAGAACGCGGTAATATCGTCTACATTGGTAACGCATTTCCACATAACTATGCGGATGCAGGCGACGATGAGCGCGGCATGATGATATTAGAGTGGGGCAAAAATCCACAATATCTAAGTTGGCCAGGACAACCTATATTCAGAGTCTATAAACTCAGCGAAATACTAGAAGAACCAGAAAAGCATCTGCGAGAAAAGATGCACACTCGCGTGAATATTGACATTCCGATCACCTTTGAAGAGGCTAACTTTATCAAAGAAACATTTATCAAGCAGTTTGGTTTGAGAGAATTGATGTTAATTCCACAAAAAGAAGAAATCCAGGACATGGATTTCTCGGGTGATATCGCTTTTGAAAGCGTTGATACGATCGTTGTTAATCAATTAACTGCTATAGAATCAGAAGCATACGACAAAAAACTGTTGTTGGACATTTACCATAACCTATGATTAGAATTAAAAATTTAACTGTTAAAAACTTTATGAGCGTGGGTAATCAAACCCAAGCTGTAGATTTTGACAAAGGTCACTTAACTTTAGTGTTAGGTGAAAACATGGATCTAGGTGGAGACGATACTGGAGCACGTAACGGCACTGGCAAGACTACTATCATCAACGGTCTTAGCTATGCTATCTACGGTAACGCACTAACCAACATCAAAAAAGATAATCTTATCAACAAGATTAACAACAAAGGCATGTTAGTTACCGTGACATTTGAAAAAGATGGGCTTGAATATCATATTGAACGCGGACGCAAGCCCAATCTATTGAAGTTTAGTATCAACGGACAAGAACTACAGAGTAAAGATCAAGACGAAAGCCAGGGCGATAGTAGAGAAACACAAAAGGCTATTGAAGATACTTTCGGTATGACCCATGATATGTTCAAGCACATTCTAGCTCTAAACACTTATACAGAACCGTTCCTTAGTATGAAGGCTGGAGATCAGCGAGACATTATCGAACAGTTGTTGGGAATCACCATCCTTAGCGAAAAAGCAGATAGCTTGAAAGAAAGTATCCGCTTGTCTAAGGAATTGATCACCCAAGAAAATACTAAAATTGAAACTGTAAAAATCAGCAATCAAAAAATACAACAGAGTATTGACGCACTGCAAAGAAAGCAGACACTTTGGCTTCAAAATAAAGACACTACTATTGACAGCTTAAACAAGTCAATTAAAAAGCTGAGTCTAATTGACATTAAAAAAGAAATTCAAGCACACAAAGACCTAACAGAGTGGCTTAAAACTAAAACAGACATTGACAATGTCAACAGTCTTATCAGCAAGTTGACTATACAACTTGAAAAAGAACAAAAAATCCTAACAAGATTAGAAGCAGAACTAGTGCAACTGCAAGATCACAAGTGTCATGCCTGTGGTCAAGACATCCATGATTCTAAACATACAGACATGTTAGAACAAAAACAACAGGCAGTCGAAGAAAGTAAAAAATTAGTGCAGGGTCACGAAGAAGAATTTGCTGCTCTTGCCGAAGCAAAGGCTATTCTTGGAGAGCTAGGAGCTCAACCTGTGACCAATTACGACACTTTAGAAGAAGCACTAGGACACAAGAATACCGTAGACAATCTCGTAAAAGAATTAGAAAACAAAACTAACGAGATAGATCCTTATACTGAACAGATCGATGAACTTAAAAATACAGCCCTGCAGGAAATTGATTGGAATTCAATCAACGAACTGACCAGAGTTAAGGATCATCAGGAATTCTTACTAAAACTGCTGACCAACAAAGATAGTTTTATCCGTAAAAAGATCATTGATCAGAATTTAAGTTTCTTAAACAATCGTTTGGGCTACTACTTAGATGCGATTGGGCTTCCGCATACTGTTAAGTTTCAAAATGATCTAACAGTTTTAATCACACAGCTAGGACAGGATCTAGATTTTGATAATCTAAGTCGTGGAGAACGCAATAGATTGATCCTAAGCTTGAGCTTTGCATTCCGAGATGTGTGGGAAAATCTATATCAAAATATCAACTTGCTGTTTATTGACGAGCTCGTTGACAGCGGCATGGATGCTAGCGGTGTTGAAAGTTCTATCAAGATCCTAAAGAAAATGACTAGAGAACGAGATAAAAACGTATTCCTAATTTCCCACAGAGATGATCTAACCAATCGTGTTAATCAAGTACTGAAAGTTATCAAGGAAAACGGATTTACCAGCTACGCAACGGACGTGGAACTAGTATGAGTACAGAAGCACACGATCGAATGATACGAGCTTTCCAGGAATATTTCAAATGGCAAACTCGTTTTCACTACAGAAAATCAAAAGAGGCAGGAATCAAGGCAAGATATTGGCTATCACAGATACGCAACGAGGCATCAATTAGGCGTGTAGAAATACAAGAATTGCAAAAGGAAAGAGAAAAGGCCAGAAATGGCAAGAAGGGCAGACCTACTAACGTAAGTAAGGGCATATGACATGGACTTACAACGGGCAAACTGTAGACGAACTTCCTGAAGATTGTGTAGGATTTGTCTACATCATCACAAATACTATTTCTGGACGCAAATACATAGGCAAAAAATTAGCAAAGTTCTCAAAAACCACTTACAAAACGGTAAAACTCAAGAACGGCAACAAGAAAAAGAAAAAAATCCGCGGTAAAATTGATTCAGATTGGCGAGATTATTACGGATCTAATCAAGAATTACAGGCGGACGTACAGAAACTAGGCGCAGAAAACTTCACAAGAGAAATACTTTTTTACTGTAAATCAAAGGCAGAATGCAGTTATATAGAGGCTAGGGAACAGTTTACACACAAAGTTCTAGAGTCAAAAGACTATTATAACGGTCATATTCAAGTCAGAGTACACGGCTCACATATACTCAAGGCTCAAGAAAACAAGGCAAAATAATGCGGTTTTTGGCTGGCGCAGGCCTAAATTCGTGCGCTCTAAACCTGGTCATTCGTGGTCGCAGGGACGGAATTCCACGCCGCAGTGGTACTCAGCAACTACCCAAATATGGATGAAGATCGCTATTAAGACCTGCGATTTTGCTGTTTGAAAAGGAATATAGGCGAAAAGAGCGGGGAGAACCCGCACGTTTACATAAGCGATAGCAGGTTTATGTAAGCCGCCGTTGAATTAAGACTGAGCTCGTGGTACCGGTCAACCGCCACTGTAATGCTCTACTGCTGTGTGACAATGTGCAACTCAGATAATGCCCTTGTTAATCTTAGCCCTTAACGGGCTAAGTGTGACTGAACAATCTAGATAATACTTAAATGCTTCGCATTCACAGTTAAATCATAATTAAAAAAAGAAAAAGTTGAGCTGATTGCGAAGCAACAGCGAAAGACGAAGCCACGCTTCGTCAAATAAATAAAGAATAATATCAAGGAATTCCTTACATGAAAGTTAAAGATCTAATCGTCGAAAACAAAATAGACGAAGCACCAATGGGTGCGTTAAAATCTTTTGGTTTAACTTCGTTATCAAAAGTAAGCCCAACAGCTAGTGGGAAATTACAGACAGGTACCTTAGCAAATCAGTTATCTGCTGATTTTAAAGAGTATCTAGGTAAGACAGGATTGAAAGCAGAGCCCGATGTTGTTTTAGACTTTTTAAGATCTAAAGGAATGCCTACTGATGCTGCTGAGAAGATTATCGCTGCAGGTCCGGAAAAAGGT